TGTAGCTACCGTTAGAAACACCCTGAGAGTTATAGATAGTTACCGTGCCATCAGGATTGACTTGCTTATAGTTTGGAGCAGATCCTGTATCGTCAGGGATTGCTGTGATAGAGCCGTTTGCCAATCCTGCCTGAAATGAAGCTTGTTGCTGTGCTGCCTGTTGTGCAGCAGCGGCATTTGCTTGTGTCGCCTGTTGGCTTATCTGCTGCGTCTGTGCAGTATTCGACCATCCAGAAGGTTTTGAAACTGGAAGCCAGCCATCCTCACCTCCGTCTGTGTACCACTGAGCACCGTCATACCCGTAGTATTTCCCGCCAATATTTTGTTGCTCCCAAAGCATATGGCCCCCTTATTTGATAGAGTTAGCCAGCGACCAACCACCCAAAGCACCTAGCAATGGGTTTCCAGGCATAGACTGTGAGCTTGTAGAAGTACCGCCGTAACCGCCAATAGTGTTGGCTACGTTGCTAAACTGGTTGAAGTAGTCCAAAGGCGTATTCTGGACATTCGTAGCATTGGTAATGTCCTGCTGGCCCAAGGTGTTAGCCTGATTCATCATTGCCATGTAATCAGAGAGATTCTGGCGATTCTGGTTAAACGAGGTGTCGTATCGGTTAGCGTCAAAGTTTTGACCTGTCCAATACTGGTTAGCGTCAAAGTTGCGGTTAGTGAAGTCTTGGTTAAACGCCTGATTCTGTGCGCCTAGACCGTAGTTAGCCCAACCCATGTTTTGGTTGTACGCATTCTGGTTAGTCGCCAAATTCTGGTTGAAGCCTTGATTCTGAGCTTGCAAACCGTACTGCTGATTACCCATTTGCTGGTTGTACAGTTGGTTTTGAGCTTGAAGACCAAACTGCTGTTGTCCAAGGTACGCATTGTTTTGCATGTTGCCTGCGACATTGCCCATAGCTTGAAGCTGGTTGTAATCGTCGTTTTGACGCATTTGCTGCAAGCCAGAATTACCGAAACTTCCCGAGTTAATCATGGAGGTTTCCTGCTGTGGACGGTTGATCAGGTTGTAATTCCGCGCCATGTCATTCATGGTGCTGTTAACCGCGCCCTGCGTGTAGGGATTCATGCCGCCAAAGCCTAGGTTATATACGTCTGCCATATCAATTCCCTGTCAAAAATCTGCACTGCACCCAAGTGCCAGGACTTCCACCTGTGACGCACTGCCAGCCGTGGACTACATATTTACTACTTACCGCACCAGCCTCTGAAGGGTTGCTGTTTAGCAAGAAGTCACCTTTAGCCCATGTACCGGAAGTAGGTGCAGCAGTAGAAGCACCGTAGAAGGCGACTAAACGCCCTTCAGACAACGCATTTACCTGCTGCGCCACCTCTCGATACCAGCGAGCGGTTTCAGCGTCTACATTGACGCGAGGGGTTACGTTTAACTTCATGCCGTGCCCTGTGGTATCAATACTGCACCCACGCCCAACACTCTCACATCACCAGTAAAGTTAAAAGTAGCACGGTGAAACCTCCCGCTTTGCAACACATCAAACCTGCTACCTTCGTTGATAGCAACGTCATTATTCACGCTGGTAATGGCATCACCCTCTGCCATCTTTGTGTATGTATTAACAGTCGCTGTAGTAGGTGCATATCCAGGAGCGAAACGTAGGCGGATCTTGGTTAACAGTGAAGTGGTGTCATCGTCACCTGCGTCCCCTGTGGTGAAGGACGAAGAAGTAGAAACACCCGTCATAAGTTGGATTTGGTGCGAAGTGTCCACAACGGACAATGCCCGCCCACCATCTAGCCAATACTGAGAGTCAAAAGAGTAACCAGATAGTCCGTCAATCGTCGATGAAATACTCGATAGCCCGTCAATCGTCGTACCTGCCGAAACGTAATTCATGATCGTTTCAACCGACTGCGTGATACTTCCCCACTGCTTAGTGAGCGTGTGATAGACGAGAGCCTTGTCTAGCGTAGTCGAGTTTGTAGAGCAATACCAGACGAAAACGCGATTGTTTTGTCTGTCATAGACACACTGCGTCTTGTATCGGTAGCCAGGGTTTGAATTGTCGTAAAACCACTGCCTAACCTGCCCAACAGCGATAGTGTTTGGGCGACTACCGTCAAACAAGAAAATATCCGATTGCCCGACAACGAAGTGAGCGCCACCAATGTCGCACCAAGCATCTTGCCCGACACAGCCAAAGTCGCCGCCAGGGATTTGCTGCCAATCCCAAACAGCAGGAGCGCCGACAAACTGCCCAATGTGGATAGATTTGTCTTTGTAGGCAACAGCGTAATCACCCAACTTGCCACCGGCTGTAATCTGTCCAGGACTAGATACCAAAAGGCCAGTAGTCGCTAGCGTAGTGACAGAGGGAGTCCAGCTAGTCTCGTCAAACGAGGCACAGCACCACCAACGATTAGGGCTAGAGCCATACGTTGCGTCATTGGTATTCAGTGCCATGACGAAAGCACCAACCGAAAAGATAATCTTTGCTTTCGGTGCTGTAGCAATTGAGGCAAACGCCCCACCGGAAGAGGTAGAGCGCTGGATAGTGTCAGACAGGTTAGAGGCTAACGTAGAGTTGCCAAACTGTGCCCATGACCACCGTGTATCTGCCCCACCTGTGTAGACCGCACCTGACAAATCACTCCAAGCACCCGCAATCAGTTGATAGAGCTTAGTCTGCGTGCCTGCCAAGATTCGGCGGGTATCGTCCAACAGCGTGACAACCACTGCACCCTGACAAGTAGCAGCTAACGCAGGGGTAGAGGAAGGCGTAGAGGCACTCGGCGCACCCTTCATGCCATTCTCATAGGGGATAAAGTTTGTGCAGGCGGTGATAACCCCAGGCAAGGTTTCATTTGCGTCGGGGGTGAAGCCTAGTAGCTTGTCCATTTAGCGCCTCGGGCGAATCTGCATTGGTGCGCTAGACGGTTGGCCTTTGCGCTCTGCCAATCTGCGCACAGAATCCAGAATTCCAGGGATTAGCCCCTGTAGCTTCTGAGTCTCTGCCATGTCCCTAACGTACTTGGCACCCTCTAGGCATGAGCAATACAAGTACAAGTCGGCAGCGTTTTCCAACAGCCAGTTAGTAGTCTGCGTGTCCGACAAGGCAGGGATTACCGGCTTGTAGTACAAGGTGTAAGCCTGTCCGTCAGAAGCACCGTAGATACGCAAAGAGCCGTTTTCTAATGCGTAATATTTAGGATAGGCGTCTGCATTGGTAGGCACCCAAGCCTGCGGAGCGTAGTCAAGAAGCCTAGCCGCGCCGTTGTACGTTACGGAGATTTTGGATATTGATCCAAAGTCTGTTGGCAGAGTACCGTAACCGCTTGTCGTAGTCCCTGCGACGGAGATTTCAGTCTCTTTTATGTCCAACTCACGGAACATATACGACTCTGCAAGAGAGATAAACGTAGGGATTACCGACGTTAAATCCGTCCTGTGCAGGTAGTTGGCAATGTCCGTCTTCAGGGTTGAGTAAGTCATTTCAGTGTGTCTTCAAAAACTTATCAAAGGTGACGAAGTACGGGTTTGCTTTCAACCACAGAAGGATTTGAGCTTTACGCTCTACCTCTGTTTTGTACGTTTCTTGAATGCGGATTAGCTCTGCCATTGGGATAGTCCCAATCTTGCGCATATCTCCCCACCGCTCACCAGCAGTAGCGCTACGCTCCGCAGCAGCAGCCTCCAACATGGGAGCCGCGTCGTAAGTGAGTTTGGTTACAGCCTGATCACCCTCAAGAATGATTTGGCGCTGAATCCCGTACTCATTAACACCTTCGTCAATAGTTACGTTAGATTCAAGCTCCATGTCAAATATCCTCTACCGGCGCGACGTTGACAACACCAGCCGCTGCCTGTTGGATAGCAGCAATGTGCGTGCAACCATTGGTTGACAGAATCACCGCCTCAGACGGTTGGACTAGCAAGTCCGTAGCCACCGCAGTTTGTGCACCCGTACCGATACGGACACAAGCGGAGACAGTTGCAGACACTCGGATATATCGAGGGACTGCGCCATTGGAAGCAAGGGGGATAGTTGCACCGGCAGACGCTGCGCCTGTGGTGATATTTACGCCCGTAGCGAAAATTTGTAGTGCCATTTACAGCGTCCTCTCGACGTTAATAAGGAGGGGCATCACACCCCACCGGAGATTTGCGGAATCTCTATCCGTTACCCATTAGGGGGTGAGGTTGGTAATCTTAGCTTGGGCAGTCGGAGCACGCACAGCCAGAGCGCAGTCAGCAGTGATCAGAACCTTATCGCTATCGCCTGTCTTAGCCAGATCGGAGGTTTTGAAACCGTCCAAGAAAGCCAATTCCAGATAGTCGGTATTCAGCACGTATGCAGTGTCAGAACCGGACAGCAGGTAGTGAGGAACGACCGACAGCGAGCCGAAGTCAGACATATAAATGTCAGCACCGGCAACCACAGCACCTTGACCGTTGGACTTCTTAGCCACGTCAACGCGATTCTGTGCAATCGAAGAGAAAGCAGAGAACAGAACCTTGTGGGCAGGAGACAGAACCAACATCTCAGCGAATTGACCGCTGGTGGTGTAGATGTTCTGGCAAGCAGTGTCCAGCAAAGACTTGGTGAAGGTGCGGTTAGTACCAGCAGTGATCGCGGCAGTAGGAGCGCCAGAAGTCCAAGCAGCAGTAGCGCCAGCGCCGTTGTGCAACGGGTTGGATACGCACTGCACACCCAAGCCACCGGATTGACCGGCAACAGAGGTAGTAGCAGCGATAGCTACTTGAGTCGGTGACAGAACCATCGCCTCAATGTCACGCTTCAATTGCAGCATGGCTTTACCCTTGAGGTAAGCCATTTCTGTGGCGCGGCCTGCTTTTTTCACGATATTTGCACGGCGAGAAACGCCAATAGTCGTGTTAAAAATTTGCAGGTGGTTTCCCAGACGATTGGTAGCGGTTTGCGATGCAGAAGTAGCGTCATCACCGTCAATCATCTTGTTAGCTGCATTGGCAGATGCCAGCGTGTCAGTTTGCCACTCGTGGAAGTCGGTCGTAGCAGTGACGCGGCCCATAGCGGAAGAAATGGGAGTCTCTGTAGGAGAGGTGTTGAAGATTTTGTCAATCAGGTCTTCACGGTTACCCTTAAGGGAAGCCTTCTGATATAGGTTGGTTGGGACTGTCATGTTTGAAATGCCTCAGTTAGTTACCGCAGGAATGCGGCTAAATCATTCAGTTTTGCCCGACCAGACTTGAACTTTTGCTCTAGTGCTTGGTCACGGCGCTCTTGTGCAGGGCTTGACTGTTTGGATGGCATCCTTGGTGCGTCTTGCAGCTTCTGCTTCACAGAGGGTTTCTGTGCCTGAAGCTCTCGATATGCTGCAGCGTCTTTCATCATTCGCACTAGGCGAGAGTCATAGACGTTTGCTAGCTCTTCGTTAGAAAAACCGTAGTTTTTGTTAACGTCACCGTAGATTTTTTGCAGCTTTGGCTTGTCAATACCGTCCTTGCTCAGGTCATCCCAAGCCTTCTTGTATTGCTCTTGCAAATGCTGTTGGTGCAACTGTGTGCGCTGCTGCTCTGCCGCCTGCTTTTCGCCATTAATCTGTTGATCAAGTTGGCTCAAGTAGTTGCTGATTTGCCGCTGCCGTTGTTGCTCTGCCACCCACGCTGCTGGGTCAGAATTGGCTAGTTGAGCCATCTCCGCCTCAGACTTGATACCCGCCATCTGAATCACAGCCGCCCTTGCGACTTCAGCCTGTGTCAGATATTGCTGGCGAATCTCATCATTTTTCAATCGTAAGAATTCAACTGCCTCGTTCTCTCGCTTTGCAAGTGCGGTAGTTTTGGCTGTGTAATCCCTTTGTCGCATATACGACTTGGCGATCTCTTCTTGCGTTAACTCAAGAGTTTCAATCTCGCCATCTTCATTTTTCACCTTAATGGTGACTTTAGATTCGATGGGTGTAGGTGCATCCTCTTCGTCCCCGTCAGGGTTTTCAGGGTCTACATCCTGTTCATCGTTCGCAGAATCCTCGGTGTCTCCATCAGAGGTCGATTCTTCTGCCGTTGCCTCTTCATCCTCTTGCTCAGATTCCTCGGGAGTGTCTGAAAGGAAAGAAGCGAGTCCTGCTAGGTCATTGGATTCGAGTGCAGATGACTCTGCTTGTTCGTTTGCCATATTTACCTTTAAGTCAAACCACCCCCCATACATCGCCAAGGGGCAGGTACGGCGCATCGCTGCGTTCGTGAAAGCTGGGCGATCAGCTACTTAATCGCATTTTCGTGATTGGTAATGACTAGATCAAATAGCCTCTTTCCTGCATGAAATCTACAGGGTGCTTCTTATGCTTCTGACTATTGCAACGCTGTCTAAGAAGTTGGATGTTGTCGTCAGTATTTGTACCACCCAGCGACAAGGGCATGATGTGGTCAAGGTGGTATTTCTCACCAAGCGGCTTTCCGCAACAGGCACATTTACCGCGCTGCAAAACAAAGAGCTTTTGCCTTAGCCCTTTTGACAGAATGCCACCAACGCTAAGTTTCCTTGACCTACGTGCATGGTTTGCACGATATGCAGAATCAGGATTCTTATCGCGCCATGCCTTGCTTGATGCGCGGATACTCTCAATGTTTTCGCTGTAGTACCTTTGCTTTGTAACCTTTTCTTTTCCGCTGGCTGCGTGCTTTATCCTTGCCAGTTTCACCTTTTCAGGATTGTTTCTTTGCCATTCAGCTACCGTTTCGCTCTTTCTATCCTTGTTTAACTGATAGTTTCGTGCGTTGCGTTCCTTTGCAGCATCAGAGTGTGCTTGGTAGTACCTAGCCTTAATGATGGCTTCTTTGTCCTTGTTTTCACGCTTCCACTTAGCGGAACCAGCAATTTTGCAAGGCTTGCATTGCCCACACTTGTAGCGCACGGTGTCGCATTGGCAAACCTTGCAATACCTAACTACGGTAGAATTTGAATCGCTCATAGCCTTCGTCCTCATAACGATGGTTTTTGGGAAGTAACACTCGGGGCCTGCCAGCCTCGGGTGTTGCGCTTATTTTATCCGTTTACTACTCTGCGGTACAGGCTCTTAACGGTAGAGCTTTCTTTAGCAGAATCAATTTTGTGTTGTGCAAACTTACCCTGCTCAACCATGCCAAACAGAATGCCCTTCTGCTTTCTTACCATCTTCAAATGCCAGATAAGAGCGTCACGGTCATCCTTAGCGTCAGGCTTCATGCTGCAAGCCACCAAAGCCTCTACAGCTTCGTTTTCAATGCCAGCCCATACCTCAGAGAGAATCGGATTCTCTAAGAGCATTTGAGCTTCTTTCCCACGCAAAACGGTATGCTGATCAGTCATTGCAGGCATTTTCAACTTTGGTAATGACTATGTGTATAGAAGCAGGATTTCAATGTCTTCGTCTTCCTGCATTTGCATAGCCAAAGCACGTATCTGCATTACTCGCTCAAAGTCCTGCTGTGCAATGATTTCCGGCAAGTTAACGGGTATAGAGAAGTGGCTCACCATATGAGCCAGCCAATCTATTTGCACTGTCTCTGCCGGTAGGACCGTCTCAGCCTTGATTACCTTTTCACGAAGGCGCTTTCTAGCTCTACGTGAAGTCCTTTGCGCCTCTTGGATAGCCGCTTCAGCCGCTTCGTCAGCCTCAATGAATGCGTCTGCCTCTTCTGCACTGTTAAACAGAAGGATTTGATTCTTGCGCTTGACGTACCATTTCCGCTTAGGCGTCAGGTCTACTTCGTTTGAGAATCCTGCAGAAGCCTCTCCGCTCCAGCTAAGTACCGCACTGCCGCCAGTAATAGAGTAGAAACCAGCGCCACCAGTAAGCGTGTAGTTGGTAGAACCAACCTTGACGAGATTGGCAGAGCCGCCAGTTATTGAGTAGCTACCCGCCAGAGCCGTGATACTTCTGCCAACCGACAGCGAAGCACTTCCACCGGATAGGCTGTAAGTACCAGCCAAACCCGTCAACGAGTAGTTAACAGGTGCGCCCGTCTTGGTAAGTACCGCACTTCCACCCGTCAGCGAGTAGGAGCCAGCGTTAGCCGCTAGGTTTCTAGCTACGGTTAGGCTTGCAGAGCCACCAGAAAGGCTATAGGAGCCTGCCAAAGCGGTAAGGCTATAACTTATGCCTGCAACACCTTTGGTAAGCGTTGCAGAGCCGCCAGTTAACGAGTAAGTACCCGCATTGGCAGTAAGTTGGCGTCCTACTTTAAGGACTGCCGTGCCACCTGTCAGGCTGTAAGTGCCAGCGTTTGCGGTGATCTTGCGACCAACCTTGAGAGAGGCTGTGCCACCCGTTAAGGCGTAAGAGCCTGCAAGCGCAGTTAGTGTGTATGCGGTTGAGCCTGACGTTTTTGTCAGTACCGCACTGCCACCAGTTAGCGAATAAGTCCCCGCTAAACCAGTGAGCGTGTATGAAGTCGGGCCACCAGCGGGAGGGTCTAACGAAAGCTCGTCAAACCAGCCTTCAGTCTTGGCAGTCTCGTCAAACCAGCCTTGTGGCAGGCCGGTGCTGTCAAACCAGCCGCGCCTTGTCATGGCTTACCAAGTGTAGACGATGCAATACCCTGCGCCGCCACCGCCACCGTTACCAGCAAGGCCCGGATTCATACCAACGCCGCCACCGCCGCCACCGCCGCCACCAATACCACCTGCTCCGCCGTCACCACCTGCCGCAGAAGCCAGTGCAGTTGCGCCACCACCTCCACCACCAGAACCACCGCGTCCAGAATTTGCATTTGCGCCAGCAGAACCTACGCCTCCAGCAGCCGTTGTGCTTCCGTCAGTACCAGCAGCGCCACCGCCACCAGTGGTGTACGTTCCAGATTTTCCACCTGTACCGGCAGCAGCAGTTGTTGGTGTAGCAGTCGCGTGACCGCCACCAGCACCGCCACCTCCAGCTCCTTTGATGGATGATCCGGCAGCTAGAGCAGCAGCCGCAGCAGTTGTGCCTCCGCCTCCGCCACCGCCCCATTCGGCGCAGTTTGTAGCGGTAGTGCCAGCCGCCACGTTACCAACCCCACCGATTGCACCAGCACCTCCGAGCGACCCGCCAGAGGTCGGAGCAGCACTATAGTACGGGCCACCAGCAGCACCACCCGATGTACCTGATGCGACAGCACCAGCACTTCCAGTACCGCCACCGCCACCGCCACCTGTCACTGCTGCAGTAGTCTTTCCGCCAAGACCGCCGCCGCCACCAAAAGCGGTTAACCAAGAGCCGAAAGTTGACGTTCCTCCAATACCACCGTTACCACCAGCAGCACCAGCAGCGCCCTTGGCACCAGCAGTTCCACCAGAACCAATGGTCACGGTTTCAGTCGAGGCTAGATCAGCGGCAGCGAATCGCCCACAGTTGTATGCTCCACCACCTCCACCTCCACCTCCGCCGCCCGCAACAGCAGCGATAGAAGCACCAGCTCCTCCGCCACCGCCACCGCCAAATATTTCAACAATCACCACCTTTGGGGTGAAAGTAGTAGGCTTTGTCCATGTGCCGCCAGTGCCGTTGAATATCTGAATATCAGCACCGCCAGAATTGGCAGCACCAGCAGACAGGTCAATGCCTTGCGGGTTGCGGCGAATCCACCCACGCCCATCAACAAAAGCCAAGGACTCTCCGGGAGCCAGAGTTGATGCGATCAGTTCGCTAGGGTTCGTACCATCTGTGTGGTACACCTCAACCGTGCTGGTCGTAGTGGCGTGATGGTTGTGAATCGCGCAATACTTGATGGCACGATAGGTTGATGCAGCAGGCGCTGACACAATCGTAGTGTTACCAGTTCCGGTAATAGACGCAGTGTTTGTGCGACCCGGCGTGATGGTTCCAGCGTTGTTGTCAACCCAAGACGTGTGCACCTCAATGTCGGCACTTGCCACGGTTGTCGTTACATAGATACTGTCAGTGCTTGGTGCAAGAATAATCATGCTGCGTCCCCAATGTTTAGGTGCGCGTTTGTTTCGGTGCGCTCAACCACCTGATACCCTTGGTAGGCTGAAATAGCCCACTCCATTGATGGTACAGAGACGATGTTTTCCACCACTCCGTTGAGAATCAGGAAAACGTCCATGGTTACGCCGCCGTAAAGACGTTGCCGGAGAATGTAAAGGTGAACGTGTCACCGCTTGCAAGCGTCACAGGTGCCCCGTAATCCCACTGTGCTACAGGTGTCCCTGTAGTTGTGTCCCAAAGCACTGCGTACTGGAATGGCCCAACAGCACCGCTGGCAGTCCACACCGCCGGATTGCCTAGCGTGAACGTGTACGTCCCTGCCGATTGCGCCGCAGTAGTGATAGAACAGCTATTGCCGCCAGCGGTATAGCCATTGCCAGTAGCCAGGTCATCAGTACCAGCAACAAAGCTAGTTTTAGCAACAGCACTAGCATTAGAAAGGGCAACTTTCCAAGTATCAGATCCAACATTGATGCCCTCCAGCAGCGGCTCAATGGCTGCGGTGCATTTTGTATAGGTTGCGGTAGGCATATTTATGCTCCTTGATTAACGTGTTGCACACCGATAGCCTTACCTTGTGCGTCACGCACAATCACTTTCGGCGCATTCATTTGTTGGACTACTGCTTGAAGTCCGGCGAGTACCTGAGACATGGCATCTACCTGTGCAGCGGCTCCCTGCGGTGTAGTGCCATTCAGCTTCATTTCTTCAATGTAGATACGTGTCTGAGCTTCAAACTCAGCTTTCCACTTATCGAATTCAAGCTGTTGCTGTGCAAGTTGGGCGTCATACTGAGCCTTAGCCATTTCTCGGGCCGCATCACGCTCATCATTGGCACGCTGTAGCTCAAGCGAAGCTTGAATCTCTTGCAGCTTGGTTTGTGCCTTGATAGCCTCAATCTCTTTGGTAAGCTGTGTTTCGGCCTGAAACTTCTGTATTTCCGACTGCGTTTGCGCTTGGAATTTCTGCGCCTCGTTTTGTATCTTCATTTGCTCAAGCTGCACCGGAATAGGCGGTGGAGCAGGAGGCATTGGATTCTGCGTCGGGTCAACAATGAAGTTTTGTACGTCCTTGAATCCTGTGTTTTCCACAATCTTGGACATGGTGTGGTAAATCTGCTTCGGCGTAGCGATACCCATTTGCAAACCGGCCTGTTGCATTTGGAATATGTTGGTCAGTTGTGCGGCCTTCTGCTGTACGTCACCAGTGCCCAAACCGACATTAATTGTCATGTCGTAGGAGTCTCGCCACTCATTCGGGTCATACTCGACAAATTTGTCACGCAGACGGAATGCCAGCTTTTCCATTTCCCCGTCCGTCAAGACTTTCAGAATGCCTTGGAAGATAGGCTTAACCAAGCATTCGGCAACGATTCGTGCGATAAGCTCGATACGCTGTGCCGCCGCTGTCATGTCCATTGCACGGCCTGTAGCGGTGTTATTCATGCTGTCAGGATTCAAGCCCTGAGAGGTACGGGAAACGCCTGTACGGTTTTCACGCATACCCTGCACGTATTCCAACATTGGCATAGACGCCGCTGCTGCAAACGGAGTAACCTGCTCTGTCACCGCGTTAACGTCACGCTGGCGAATCACACCACCTGCGCGGGAGTCCAGCAAGTCGTCAATGTTTGCCAATGGCGACCAATTAGCGTCCGTAAGAACTTTCGTGCGCGGGTTGTTTGTCAGGTACAGATTGTTAAGCGTCTGACGCAGCAACTCAGTGTGCAACTTCTGCAAGTCTGCCACAGCGTCAGCGATAGACATACCGTCCCAACGGTGCGTATTCAGGATTGGGCTTGCTGTAGCGATAGGTACGTGGCTTGTCACCTCGCAGGACAGAATCTTGTCCCGCAAGCGATACACACACAGACGCTCTGCAATTCCGTCTCCGTCACGGTCAGCCAGGACGTATTCAATACGCAGCCAGCCTTCAGCCATTGCGTCGTCGTCGCTGTCACCGTCGCCAAACTCGTTATCAGTTGACGTGGATTGGTTGTCCACGTTTGCCAAACGGCTCAATCCATTGACGTTGTGGTCAATGTTGTCGCTAGAACGCAAATCCTCTGCCGTAACGTCAAAGCCCATTTGCTTCAAGTCGGACAGCGTTACCAACATGAGACGCCCAACATACTGGCAATCGTGCAATAGCGGTGAAGTCCAATCGCGCTGCACTAGAAGCTGATCTGGCGAGAAAGCCTCAACCTTGACGATTGTCTTTTTCTCCGTCTTCTTCATGCGCCCGTTGTAGACAGTAATGGGAATGCCCATTTGATCGACTACTTGGACAGGTGTAGCAGATTCAATCTCTGCGTCTTCCTCCTGAAGCATGAGAGCCAGCATTTCCTCTGTGGCGCCCTTGAATGGCACAGAAGACACGGTTTCGTTAGTCTCCTTGCGCCACATAACAGCGCAATTCTTCACCGTCAGCATATCCTTCAGGCAGGTATACAGCACGATAAAGCCGTTGTTTTGCTTGTAGAAGACGTAGTTACAAGCCTCTGTAGCTTGCTCACAAGGCTCAACGTCATTAGCTGTGGACGGATCGAATGAAACCGCCTTATCCGTTGACGTGAAGGTTTTCAGGAGTGCTGGCAAAATCCACTCGACCGAGTCCTGGACATCACTGGCGACAATCTGCGACCAGCCTTCTTCCTCGTTGCCATAAGGCATACGGTGATACTCGCGCATTGCGGTTTCACGCTCACTGCCAAGGCTTCCATGAATGTAATGCGCCGCAGAATCTTCCTTCAACTGAAGGATAGATAGCAAATCTTCGTCGTCCAATCGCTCGCTCATTGCTTAACGCCTTTCGCGTACCAGCTAAATGCAATGATTGTCAGAATTGGTAATGACTAAGCGATAAACCGGCCTGTTCTGTACTTGATAGGCTTAACCGAGCCGTTACTGTTGCTCAGTGAGTCGGCCACGATACAGGCGTATCTAAAAGCGTCAGCACCGTGCGAGTATTCGTCGTGAAGTGCAGAGCCAGCCTCGTTAGTCTGCTTGTTGATGTGGCGGCGGTATCGTTTAAGACACTCGATTAACCGGCCTGCCTTGTCTTGGTTGAAGTAAATCCGGCTGAATGTCATACGCGCAGCCCGAATACCCTCTTCTATGCCCATGTTGGGTGTCTGCTCAACCGTACAGCCCAGAGCTTCCATGATTTCCTGTGCGCTCTTGCCGGTCTTGAAGTCTTTAGCAAACCCGTCATGGGGTAGATAGTGAGTGCCCCAATTCAGCGGCATATTCTTCAACTGCCTAACGTAATCGTCCAGTGTCCTGTGCGAGTCCTCGATGTAGTCCACGATGCGTAGCTCTGAGGCTTGACGTTGAACCAGGACGATAGACATAGAATCATTCCAGCCCAAATCCCAAACGGCGTGAGTTTTCAGCAATGGATCAGCAGGTACAGCCCTAATCCGTCCTTCACGCTCTGCCGCTGCCACCTCTTCAAAGTAGATAGCACCCGTAACCGCTGGCAAGCACTCGCCTTCCCATACATTGCGGTACTCTTCTGGCTTCATAGTAGCTTCAGCGTGAATGCGCTCGTCATTCAGGATTGCGGGAAAGTGCGGGTTTTCCGTCCAATTCATTAGCACCGACACACAATCTGGCGGTGGACTTATGACAAACATTTGATGCGTCGGGTCAGTCTCTAGCTCAGGGTTGTATGTCACCCAAATCTCGCTGCCTTCCTTACGAATGGTAGGAATCAGTGTTTTCCAAGACTTTGCGCTGATTGCTTGTGCCTCTTCGCACCAAACAATATCAACCCCCTCAAACGACTTTAGACCAGTCGCTGTAATGTCTGACAAACCGCTGAAGAAGATTTGCGAACCGTTTATTCCGCGAATCTCAGTCTGCAACACCTCGAAGAAGTCCTGTAGCCCAAGCATTGCTATCTGGTCGGCCAAAAGCTGGTGGACGGACTGCTGAATATTCTTCTGGATTTCCCGAGTACACAGAGCGCGGGTTTGCTTTGTCAGGCAAGCGTACAGCAGCGACCTAGCGAATCCCCAAGACTTTCCAGACCCTCGACCACCTCTAGCTACCTTGTACCGTGCTGGCTTTTGAAGGAAAGAGAGCGCCTTTGGAATCCTGAAGTCTGCGTTAATCGTAGTTGACTGTTGCATTTACGGTAACGCTCATGGCGACTTTGGTAGGCTCGTTGAAACCGTGCATGGCATTCAATTCCTTGATTGCAGACACTTTTTCGTTTGCCCTAGTCTCTTCCCCTTTGGCTATCTCTGCGAGTGCCTGAACGCTGTCTAGGCGCGTCCAAATGGCTGCTATTGCGATAGCTTCCCGAAGCTCTTTCACCCTCATGGAAATATCATGGCCGGACATGAGCAAAGACGCCTCGTTATACACAACTGCGTCACTGCTGTTATCGCACTCGTAAGCAGTACGGTAGGCGTCTGCCTGAGTCATTCCGCTGGCTACTGCCTGTGCGAATGCTTCTTGTTTGCCAGTTAGGGCCATGGTGTCATTTCCTTTACCGAGTTCACCTTAAAGCGATTGTTCGGATAAATGCTCCCCTTTACCGCAGGGGAAAGCGGTTTTGGCTACTTCAGCAGCCCTTCTTACCCTTACCAGGAGGGCACTTGTCTACAGGTTTCTTGACGGGTTTCTTAGTAGCCATGATTTACCTTGTAAAAAAGCCAGCCCCGAAGGGCCGGTAAGTAGTCGGATCAGGACTACAGGGGGAAGGAGAATGAGCTAATTGTCGGAATTGGTAATGAGTGCGTGGAACACTGACTTAACGCCTTTTAGACAATCGGGGAAAGTGTCAATGCGTCCAGGCAGTAGATAGATTGCCCGTCCCTGTGCGTCACGGTGCTTTGTACAGATTGCGCCTATGTATGCCAAGTTTGCTATGGCTCCAGCCACCTGTCCTTTGTTTAACTTGGTTTCAGTGCGTATATCAAGCAAGGTAACGTGCCCGTTTTCTATTGCTTCTAAGACTAGCCTCATTGACGAGAATGGGCGCTTGAATTGAAGTGGCTGGCCTTTTTTCAGCAAGATAGCTCCTTTAGCTTGCGACGGTACGTTTCCTTGATTTCTATCAACTCTTCCCGAGTCCACTTGTGAGGCGTGTTGTCAGCTTCCAATGCTTCGACTCGCTCCAGGCCAATCCTTGCTATCAGTCCAATGCGGTAGTCAACAGCGCGGCCTGCTCCGTACCTGTTGCAGACTTTTCTCTGAGCATGGCAGTTGTCCTCGTTAAATCTAAGGTGACTCGCGCTACCAGTGCTGCGGTAGTGTCCAGCGTCGTAACCGCCACCAACTGAGGATTCCCCGAGAGGCTGTCCACAGCAGATACACGGTCGAAGCTGATCCCGTAGACGTATGAAAGCGTTGAATGCAATTTGAGCGTCCTTGATTAAGTCGGGGATTCGCTTGAGCGCAGCCTTCCTAGCTTTGTCGCGCTCAAGTTCTTCCTTTTTTTGAGCACGTACTAAGCGACTTGCACAAATTTGGGAGCACACAGCCTGTAGAGGCCTAACAGGAATGAAGTCGCAATCACACTGCCTGCAAGTCTTTTTCTTGCTTGAACTTATTTCCATCAAATTTCTCCTGTGCGCTTTAGGCGTGAATACAGCGTTGCATACTTGATGCCGCTTTTTCTAGCGACATTTGCAATCGTTACCTTCTCTCCGTCACGGATAAGAAATCTGTTGGTGCATGTATTATTTTGTTGCTCTCTATGTGTTGCCCACCTGCAATTTGAAGGCTCATAGTTACCGTTGCAGTCAATTCTTTCAAGTGTCATTCCGTCTGGACGCGGCCCCATGTCTTCGTAAAACGACACGAATCCTTTTAGCCACTTTCCGCAAACCTGAATGCCTCTTCCTCCATATCGGTGGTAAGCCTCATGCGTTGGCAAGTAGCACCTAGAAATCATTGATGAATAACTTGAATGTCCTGGCGTCTTAGTGCCGATTCCATGAGTGCCCTTAGTTGTGCATGTCTTGCTTTTTCCACAGATCAAATGCGTTTGATATATGGTTTTCTCCTTGCCGCACACGCACCTGCACTTCCACATGGCTTTATTGCACTTTGAATTTGGCGCTCTTTCTATAACTGTCCAATCTCCAAAAACTTGACCTTGAAAAAAGTGTTTTTTTCTTGGATCAGTCATGGAATACCACCCCGCGCTCTGCACCGAATGCCATTGCCAATTCCAGCAACTCCGACATTTCCTCTTTAGTCATTTTGCTGGTGGACAAACCCAAGACTACGAAACCACCGTCAACCCCAGGCACTGTCCTTTGCTTGCGTAGCGAGGCAGTTAACATTGTTTTCCAATCGTCTGCGGTTAACTTTTCACCGTACCAACTGACTTGATTAGCTATGTCCGTCAGTGCTGCCCACATGAGCCGGTTTTGCTCATTGCTGCGCTTTTCCTTGCGTACCGTTACCTGTAGGCGGTGTCCGGCAGTGAGATAAGGCTTGATAGTTGCCCACAATTCTGAAAGTGCCTTGTGTCCCTGTTGAGCGTTGTATAGCGTGTAAGTGCTGCTCACTTGCAACTCCAAACCCTAGGGCCAATACTTAGCAACCAAGCGTCAAAACCGGCTTTATTTGATTCTTGTAGTAACCAACTTTCATACGCTGCTTTAGGTGTCTTTCCAAAACCAACACTGTCGTATTTACCTATTGGGTGACACTTCCATGTTCGCTCAGGCGCATTCCTAATCAATGAGATATTCGGCTTCATTCTGTGTCCTCAATCTCACGCATAAGCGCCCTGCAACGTCCTTCAAATCCCTTGCCGAACACCCGCGCCTCTAAGTGCTGCAACCTATCTGCAAGCCACATTGCTGCCTGTGATTTGCCGCTCTTGGCTACTTGGTGGTGGTAGTACATTCTTTGCATACGGGCTTCCCCTTTTTCTAGTTGCGCTCTGTCACTCAATCCAAGTCACCAGTTAGACGCAGGGCCATGTCAATCACCTGTCTGGGAAAGTGACTACCAGTACCGCGACGGATTGAATCAAGGATTGCTTTTGCTTCAAAGTAAGTCATGTCATGTCACTCGGTAGCGCAAGAAAGATTTGCTTTTCATTCAATGCCTCTGCCCTTGCTATCAGGTAGCGAAGAAAAGGCATTGCTTCTTTGTTGATATGGAATGAAAACGTAGGGCTTTCGTCCTTTAGAGCAGGCTTAAACCAATCGACGTTGATAGCAATAGTTAAGTGCTTCATACGCGCCCCGTAATCTTTGAGAAGTGCTCTCGAAGGTTTGCTGGTATCGGTGCAGCCTTCTTGCTGTCCTCTGCAATCTTCTTCAGCGCAGGGTCAATAGCAGTCTTGGACTCGGAGCGAAGTTGTCCAGGAAACACACCGCGCCAGCCCTTCATGATTGACTGCTCAAGACTGTTATTCGGGTCGTAGCCTTCTTGGTGGAACTTCATAAGCTCCTTTAGGACTAGCTTCTTTGCGAACTCGGTAACTGGTGCGCGAGAACCCATCTTCTTACGCATGGCCCAAAACTCTTCCCAAAGCTCGTTATCAATATAGGCTGGTAGACAATTCAAGATTCATCCTCCTGAATCTCCATTGAGAACTTGTTTTCAGCCAGAAGTCGTTGCAACTCCAGCATTACCAACTCGACTTGATCGCCATTCAAAGCCACAAGTTGATCGTCGTCGGGCCACCCAACTTGACGTATTGATACGCCACCTGCGTCGTTCAAGTAAACGTGCGTTTCTTGCAGTGCCATTAGCTTCATTCCCCCTCCTATTTATTTGTTATTGATACGCTGCTGGTGCGCGTCCAAAATATCGTTTTAGCTTTCCTTCCTGCTTCTTCAGGATCGTCCAGCCCTGCTCCTTCAAGTCACTCAATCTCCGGTGAGGGCTGACACTAGGAAGGACCGCTGCAATGTCCACAGAGGTACAGCCAGACTTGCGAAGAAGTAGCTTTTTCAGCTTGTCGTGTTGCGTCATGTGTTTATCCCCATGCTGTTGAAAATTTCATATTGACTTTGTGAACGCTTAGACCAGACTAAGGTTCTTTCCTTATGTTTTCAGGTAACATGTCTTCAAGCTTTACGCGCCCTTTTGTAAGTTTCTTAAGAGCCAACATGTGCTCTTTAGGTACTCCGTTAGTGCGCCATTGCGGAACTGCACCCGATGACAAACCGAAATGCTCAGTGACAAGCTTTACTCGGCCTCGTTTTTCATCCAACCATTCATTTAGTTTCATACTAAGTATCTTAGCTGAAGCTAAGTTGACTGGCAACAATAGCTAAGAAACCCTACGCTGGACTAAGGTATATGACTGACGAAAGAAGGAAGAAACGACTAAAGACGCTAATAGACGAGCGGTTTAGTGGTAGCCAGCGGCTTCTAACCGAGGCTATGGGATGGTCGAGTGGGAGAAGCTCTCAGCTTCTTAGCGATAAGTACCCGTTTGGCGAAGATGCAGCCAAAAAGATCATTGAAAAGCTAGAGCTAGACGAGGATTACTTTGATAGAGACGCAGGAGAAGCAAAGCCAGCCGCACCTGTGCTTGAAAAGCAAGACATGGCTATGGCCCTGTTTAACGCTTACACGGCGCTAGTCAAAGTTCTAAGCAAGAACGGTGCGCTACATGTTGCAGACCTATCCAACGAGATAGGAAACACACTAGACTTTAGACGGTCGAATGGGATTGAGTCAGCAGATCAGAACCACATGCTGGAGCTTGTCTACAAATCGGTTCTGCAAATTGAAAAGTTTGAATCTGACCTTGCAGCTCTAAAAGCTGACTTTGATAAGAAGCTTCAAGACTTGCACAAGCCTCCTCGTACTGAGTAGCAATCATAAATTCTGTCATTTTTTTACCTCACCTAAGAGCTGATTATCCGTACAGCCTTTAGTGAACGCAAGAGAGCAAGTTGTGGATAAGTAAGTTTTTTGAAAGCGTTAAAAATGAACTTCTTTTGGGCGGCTGTATGGGCTGCAGTCGGCTTCTGGATATGGCCTACAGGGATAACAGACACACCCTTTGCACAGCTAACCTTAAGCATGTTGGGTGCAGCTTTGGTGTCAGTTGTGTCATTCGTAGCCTGCTTCAACAACATGATTGAAGGCAAGTAGCATGACGGAAGACGAATCAGCTATCTACTACCGCTGCCTTAACTGCGGCTCTGAACGCATCAAGATCACCGGAGAGCCTAAGTTCGCTGACAATAACATCGTCACCTGTACCGTCTGCGGGAACTTTTGGACAAAACGAGATTTTGATCAAGCCAACTTTGAGGCAGTGAGCAAGCTGCTCAACGTAGACGGAAAACCCAACTGAAACTCCGCTGTTGATCAATGAGGTGTGAATCCCTCCGATCTGCGACCATAGTTTCGTAGTGTCAGCACCAATCATTTAGCACTCCATGCCCTCCTAGCGAGGGCTTTTTGTTTTCCAACGAGTCCCCTACTGTCTTTACCCTGTATCTACTACTTAAGAACTTTCCCTTGGTGGATTGTTTAGGGTGCAGCAAGCTAACCCTACCTAAAGAGTACTTACTGCGTCTTTCCCTCGGAGCCATTGCCTGAGAGCTTGGAACTGGACAAGTCAACCTGCCAGAACATCCGAATCCTTAAGCGGGGATTGACCCACTCCTACCAGGCGATTCAGTCACGCTAAAACCTGTCTATCCCCTTGGCCCTGCTTGGGATTAGCAGCTTGTACGCAGTCGTCCAATACAAGCGCTGAAAGCAAAAAAACCTCTAGTTCCTGCTTTCATAGGCTCGCACCCTATTGCCATTGAAGGCAGAAAGCAGAGGCTAGAGGCTTCTGCACGTCTACTGGTGCGAGCATTAGACGTTAAGGATTTTACTTGAGTTCTTAGCTACAAGTCTAATAACCTTACTTTTAGCTCAACTTCTCTTAATTCTGCTTGCATTGTTTCTTAGCTACAACTAAGATAACCACATTGCAGCAAACAACGAAGGGGTGAAGAAATGTACGAACCGACAACCGCCTGGGACAGAGCACCGACTGACAAAGAGCTTGAAAACTTCTACGGCAAGCCAGCTAAGACTGACGTGCGTGACAGCTACTTTGAAGTGCTGACAGAAAGCATTCGCAAGGTGCCTGCCGCCAATCTGGCACTTGTGTACTACAGCAGTTCAAAGAATGGCCTTGCTCAGTATTCCGTGCCTGAAGTAGTCACTGACTACGGCACTGATCCCAAGCCTCTGGAAGCCCTTCTGGCGGTGCTTGAGAAGTCCGACTGCCCACTGGTGCAAAAGTACCGCGAAGCCCTGGCAGAGCATTTTGCAGATCGCAACGCTGACGAAGTTGAATATTTCAAGAGCGAGGACTGAGCCATGTTGACAGCACCTTACATGGCTTATCGCAGCTACGAAATGAGTCCTTCTTACCTATCAGCAGTGAGCAACGAAACAAAGCCTAGCTTGGTTTCTGCTCCTGTTGACTTCAACGACATAAGCGCACCTGAAACCATGCCAGCAGGTTGCGTCCGTAGCTATCAAACAGGCGACGGTACTTTTATTGACTTGGCAAAAAGCTTTCGTAGGGGTGCAGCATGAAACGATACCTCCGCGAGTTGTGCGAGGCAATGGGCATAGCTTGCCTATTTGCCGCACCTTGGATTGCTTACTTCCTAAACATGAAACCGTGAGGCCAGCCATGAATATCCAAACTGAATTTATCAACCCGCCAATCCCCGTAAGGAAGTTTGATTGGACAGCTATCGACGTTGATAGCTACGACGAAGAAACCGGAGAGCCTACAGGATACGGACAAACGGAAGAGGCAGCTATCGCTCACTTAATGGGCAAGTTGGGTGCTACGTGTGAAGACGTTGCCTATGAGCTTGCAGGCCGTGGTTTCAGTGACGCACAAATCGCAAAAGTTATGAATGAAGGAGTTTGTATGAAAGTCTATCAAGCAATTAACGCAGTACAAGGCGAGTTGGCAAAGATTGGAATTGCCAAAGACGGGCATAACTCGCAAGGCGCTGGCTACAAGTTTCGCGGCATTGACGCTGTTTACAACACCATTGCACCGCTGCTTTCTAAGCATGGCCTGTGCATTCTGCCTCGCGTACTTACAAGACAAGTTGACGAGCGCCAGAGCAAGAACGGCGGCGCATTGTTTTACGTCACTGTGGAGGTGGAGTTTGATTTTGTAGCGTCTGAGGACGGATCTAAACACACCGTAAAGACGTTTGGCGAGGCAATGGATAGTGGAGACAAGGCTACCAATAAAGCCATGTCTGCGGCCTACAAATACGCTGCATTCCAAGCCTTCAGCATACCGACAGAAGGCGACAACGACGCAGACGCACATACACACGAAGTAGCTACAAAGAAGGTACAGGCAATCAAGCAACCTGCGCTCGGTGGCATTGGTGACGATTTGACACCAAAGCAACGTGATCACCTTCAGTCACTTGCTGCATGGATCACCGACAACGCAGACGATCCACAGATTGTTAGCGAAGAGTTGAAGGTGCAAAGCCTTGACGAAACGCAACTTCTGTTTGTGCAAAGTTTCCTGTCTCCAACAGTGCGTAAAGCACTTGGAATGACATACAAAAAAGCCGCTTAACTTAACCGAAAGACGATATGCATATCACCATTGAACACATTGACGGAAAGTACCCGTCCTTTAACGTAGCACTGTCCAGCAAAGAAGGCACACAACCTTTCTTGGTTGTTAAGGGTTGCCGCATTGTTGACGGACAGAATGGGCAGTTTGTTAGCGGCCCTGCTACAAAGAATCAGACAAGCGGAAAGTATTGGAATCACACCTACTTTAGCGAGCCTTTTGCCGCTGCTGTACTTGATAAAGCTCTTGGCAACGATTCACCAGCACCTGCACAGAAGACGTTTAAGTCAGCAAGCCAGGACGCATTCAAGGCCCGCCAGTTGCCTAAGCATAAACAAGATTTTGACGTTATGTCGGACGAACCCCCGTTTTGATCGTGCGCGATTTTCTATCCATGTATCACCTGCTCCGGCGTAACGGCTGGAGCGCACTACCAGCAATCAAGAGAGCTTGGAAGATTAGTCGCCATGCGTAAACGTAGCAGTTACCGCCCTAAACCTGTACGTGCTGACGCTGTTAGTTGGGTGCTGGCAGGTATGAAACCAATGCGGGACGTACCAGCTACAACCACGCTCAGATTGCGCAATCACTTGGCTCTTGAGTCCTTGTTGAAAGGCACTGGCACTAGGGCTGACGTTGATTTGATTATTGGTGCTTTGAATATGTGTGAAGTCCTAGCTTTATGGGGCAAAGGTGACGATTACAGAGCCGAGATTTCAGCAGCACAAGACGCATTGTTTGCAATGGCTGTACGTGGTGCTAAGACAGGGCGATTCTTGTTTACCGGCCCTGAAATGCAAGCAGTGAAACTTGGAATGGAGATACATGACGCGCAGCTAGACGTGTCTTTAGTCTCAGATATTGAGAAGGCTACGGACTACGTTTTTCATGCAATAGCAAACAAGAAAGCAAAGGTAATTCGTGAGTACGTCTAAAGAAAATGGCAAGCCAGGACGGGTGTGCAACGTGTGTAAAGAGTGGCACCCGTATGACAACTTGGTTAGCGCTAAGGGAAATAACGCGCACAGCACTGGCTACCGTCCACTGTGCAAGCCTTGCCGCAAGCTGAAACAGCACCAATACCGTGCTGAAAACCTTGGATTCAAGTCTCCGCTACCAGTGAAGGTGCCGAACAAGTGGGCACAAGAGCCGCTACCAAATCAGTCGCCAGGGCAACTGATTAACAAAATGGTAGGTGTGTATGTACCGCCGCCAAGCTACGTCAGGAATGACGGTTTAAAGCACATTCCTTCAAGGGGTTTTCCATGCTAGACAACGTAAACCACCCTAAGCACTACACAGCACACCCTAGCGGGATTGAGTGTGTGCAGATTACCGAGCATATGAATTTCTGCTTGGGTAACGCTGTTAAGTACATATGGCGGGCTGACTTGAAAGCAGACGCTATTGAAGATTTGAAAAAAGCCGCTTGGTATATCGAGCGCGAGATTCAACGGAGAACGAAATGAAAACGTATTGCAATGGAGATTGCAACCAGGGTAGGACTTGTGACTGTGGCGAGCCTTTCATTGGTAGCAACTTAGACATGGCGCTTGCCGTGGTTGTGCTGGTGTTCGTAGCGTCCTGTATCGGCTACGTGTGGGGGGGCTGGCGGTGATTTGCTATTGCTGTGGTGAAGACAAGAAAACAGACTATTTTTCGTATGGGAATAAAGGCTGGACAAAGCACTGTAAAGAATGTGGCGAGTGGCTACGGTTGTTTAAAGCACGCTTCGGCCCGTCCTTTGAATCGACAGAGCGCATGGGTAGGAAGTCATTGGACATGATTCGCAAAGAAGAAGCGCAGGAGAAAGTGGCGCAGTTGTATAGCGTGTTCGGGATTCAGTTTCCAGTCGAGCAACAAACAGTCGAGGTGCGTACTGTGTTGGCTGACGCGCCCTGGCCTTACAAGGAGGCAGCATGATTAAGTTACCAGAGCAGTGCAATTTGGCTTTGGTTTCAAACTACCAAGGTCAAGGTGAGTATCGCAATCTGTCATACGAACACTGCGACACAACAGCAAAGTATTCTGAAAAACAGATGCGCCAAGCAATCCGCGATGCGCTGGAGGAAGCACTGAACTGCTACTCGCAAGATGACACGGCAACCGACTACCTAGACAAAATCTTTGAACTGAAGGAATCCGTATGACCAAACAAGAACTACTGCAAATCATGCGCTTGCTATCGGCGCTTGAATCAGCATTGATGTACGACAGACAAGGCTCTACTCGCATTCCTGACTACCTGCTGGAAGACTTGGAAACCTGCACAGGTTTGATTGAACGGGAGATATTGAAATGACAGACGCAGAAACACTGGCAACCCAAATCGACCAAGGCGACTTCTCAATGAGTGACCTGCAACGTGCCGCAGAACTACTCCGTCAGCAGGCGGCTGATATAGCAAACCTGCACACTGTGATGATGGCCGCTGCGGTTGAGATTAGTGAGCATTGGGAGGCGCACTGTGACAGCGAGGGATATGGACCTGCCAATCTGGTTCGTCGCTTGGAGAACGGGTTTCCAGAGCAGTACGGCTATGACGCGCAGACAATAGTGCGGATGCAGAAACAGCTTGATGAACAAGCGGCTGAGATAGAGCGACTGACAAAACGAACCGAAGGAAATACAAATGGACGATGCAACTACCTTCGATTTAATTTGCATGGCGATATGGTTATGGGTGGTGACGCCAATAGTGTTGTGGGCTGTATCGAAGTTCATTCCCTGATTGAAAAACTACAAGCTGAAATAGACAACATCAAGCTAGTGGAGTTTCCGCGCAGACTCGGCAAAGTGACTAAGCATGTCATTGCAGAGCGCGACAAACTCCGCACCTTGATCTCCAAACTCCACACGGCAAAGGGCCGCTACCACACACAACTTGCGGTGTGTGATTTGTTCGATGCCGTTGGACTAAAAAATGAAAGGCCAGCGAATGATTGAACAAGCAAAACCGTGTGAACACTGGCTCAAAGGATTGATTAGCGGCGCATGGAAACAGCAGTGCGTGTACTGTGAGAATGACCAACTCCGCACAGAGGTGGAGCAGTACAAAGCTGATTGGAAAGCCTGCACTGCAATGAACCGCGAGTTGCTGGCAGAAGTTGAGCGGATGCGTGTCGATGCTGAACGACTGAACTTTATCCAAGCCAACCCGAAATTAAGACTATGTAACTACAAACGTCGTTGGGCGCTTGTTGGTTTAACCAACTACGAGTACGACACGTTTAAGACCGTGCGTGAAGCCATAGATGCTGCCATTGGCGAAACAGTCGGAATCAATGGGCTAACCACCACAGAGACTGACGCAACTGCATCAGTAATGGGGTTGGTTAAGCAGGAGCAAGCAGAGCCGGTATGGAAAGATATAGACGAATGCGATGGCTATGAGGTTTCAAGTCACGGTGATGTTAGAAACAAAAAGACTGGAAAGATATTAGCCAAGAATCTAATGGGCGCTGGTTACGTTAAAGCAGATATGTGGCTTAACGGGAAGCGTAAACAAACGTCAGTCCATCGCCTAGTTGCTACAGCCTTCCTAGGCCCGTCTGAGGGAAGAGAAGTAAACCATAAAAACGGCGACAAACAAGATAACCGTGTAGAAAACCTTGAGTGGTGCAGTAGGAGCGACAACGTAAATCACAACTACTACAAGCTAGGAGCGTTAATAAAGCCAATAAAGATTACCAACATTGAAACCGGTGAAGTGCTGCACTTCCCATCATGCAATGAGGCAACTAGGCATGGATTCAAATCAGCAAGAATCCATGAGTGTCTTTCTGGTAAACGTGACTCGTATGGTGGTTTTATGTTTGAGTATGACACCGCACCCCAAGGCCAAACCGCCCTGCTAAAGCAGGCTCTGAAGGCGTTGCAGGGCACAGGAACGCCCGGTGGATGCAAAGCCTATCTCCGTGAATTAGCCGCAATCGAAGCTATCAAACAGCACTTGGGGGAAGCATGACAAACATAATCAGACTACAGCCGACAACCACGATGACCGCACAGCAGGCGCTTGAATCAGCACTGGTTGATGCGGAATCGGATCACCTGAAAGACGTTCTTATCTGCGGATTGAAGAATGAAAGGCCAGTGAAATGATTAAGTTACCAAAACCAGATGTTTATGCATATGAACTGGCAACGCACTCCAACACTTTGCAAGCGTTTTCTGCTGAAACGATGCTCGCATATACCGCAGAAGTAACCAAGGAACTCCGCGCAGAAGTGGAGCGGCTGAAGCAGGAGCAAGGCCAGAAGTGCAAGAAGCACCCGCGCTACTTCACATATCCAATGTGCCCAGATTGTGAGCTTGAAAAAGAAGCGGCTCGTAGGCAGGAGCAAGCGGTGCCGGTGGCGCGTATCCGTACATGGAAAAAAGCAAGTATGTTTACTGGAGAGCCAGAAGGTCACGGAGAAATTGTTGACTGGCTAGATGGCGCAGATAGTTTGCCTGATGGTGAGCATGACCTATTCGCCGCACCCCAAGGCCAAACCGAGTTGCTAAAGCAGGCGTTGGAAATCATGCCCTACCTTGAGGCGCTGAACAGTGACACAGAGAAGCAGAAGGTTGCGGCAATCTATTCGATCAAACAGCACTTGGGGGAAGCATGACACCAAACGAAGCCATAGGGTATGCCGTTGCCTTCTTTGTTGTGGTTGCAACTATCTGCGGGGCCATAGTTGTTTTGGCTATGTTCTACAAGGACTTCTGGAAGGACAAGAAATGGCCCGCCCCCGCGAATCAGACTACACCAGCCACGTAGGCTACACCCGAGCTTTGGAGGCGTATTGCGACAAGATTGAAATTGCGCTGGATTTTTACAAGTTAGCTAAACCTGTAGAAAAATCTACATGGTGCAACATTCACGGTAGCTACGCTAGGTATCCAAACTGCCAACAATGCGCTGCAATTGAACAACACTTTCGGATTTATAGAAATGAAACTGAATGACAACAAAGCCATAGAGGTGCTTCGCTTTGAGCCTACCGGCGACTTGTACTGGCGCGGGCGAAAAATTGAATCTGACGCAGAACTGCGCGAGGCTGTGATTGACGTACACCGTTGCCTGTGCGTGAAGGCATACGCCAAACCAAGCAAGGTTTACGACATTACAGGCGCAGAGCCGCCGCCACCGGATTCGGGATTTGCAAAGCTAGGAGAGTTTGAATGAAAGTCAGCGAACTGATTGAACTGCTGAAGACGTACCCGCAAGATTTGCAGGTAGCGCATGAAATGTATAGCGAGCAACTTCTTTTGGAAGATAAAGACTTGAGCGTTAAGGAATTATGCCAAGCAAGGCCGGACGGTTGGATTGAGCATAAGCGCCCAGACAAGCCGACACAGACTTACCTAGTATTTGCAGGGAATTGAAATGAGCAAGGGAAGTAACCGCCGCCCGACAGACGAGGCAAAGTTTCAGGCGAATTGGCAAGCAATATTTGGCAACAAGAATCAGCAGCACCTAAGCGAAGTACCCGCTTCGTTGATAGAGGGGATTATGACTAGCGATAAGTGTGGGCACCCATTCTGCGACTGCAAGGACGTGTGTAAGGAGGCGAAATGACAGAGGCACAAGTTATTTCACGCGCAATATCACGCGCTTATCCTCCGGTTGTTATGAGCCTTGAGGACGTTGCTGACGTGCTTGGGTACTCAGTCAACTATGTCCGTAACGACTTGCAGCACCAGCCAGGATTCCCGCCGAAGCTCGATAGGTTCAAGCAACCGCGTTGGGACAGGGCGACCGTGTTGGCATGGGCTGGTGTTCAGTCCAACTGACCAGCCATGTCCTGCGCTGACTTGCGAAAATAGATCAGCAACGAGGACAGATCACGGTGCCCAATCATTCGGGCTAATTCGTGAATAGACAGTTTCTGCGCCAGCCGAGTGACCGCCGTTGCTCGACTGTCGTGGAAGTGCAAGTCTTTCAGTTTCAGCTTATCCCTAGCCCTGCGAAACACAACGTCCAGCACCGCAGGCTTGAGTGTGAACACCATTTCACTGTCCACGCCCTTCATGCGCTCAAGAAGGGCCACGGCTACCTTAGACAATGGAACGTCCCTTGCGTCACCATTCTTGGTTTCTTCCAGTGTCACAAACCGCTTATCCAAGAATACCCTGCCCCACTCTAGCCCAAGCATTTCTGAAGCTCTCATGGCGGTTTCTAAGGCCAACAGAAGGGCTAAACCCGCTTGCTGTCCCATGCTTTCAGGCTTGCCAATAGGTTGGTAGCCAAGCTGGTTTAAAACCCCTGTAACCTCGCTGTCGGTAAACAATCGCTTCCGTGCTGGTGGTTGTGGTGGTTTCTTAACGTCAGACAATGGATTTACAAGGATAGTGCCCCAATCCCGCCTAGCTGACTCAAACACACCGGACAGGATTGCAAGCTCTTTCAAAACCGTCGCAGGTTTGACCTGTGCTGCCCGAATGTCCCTAAAACGGCTTAGATCAGCCGCAGTGACCTCGTTTACTTGTCTCAGTACAGGTAGTAGTCCAGGCGTGGAAGAAAGCGATTTAAGGCGCAATGACACGTTAGCGCCCGACTTCATTTCTGGGCAAACTTCCTTACGGTAGCGGTCAATGGTGTCCTGTAAGGTAGCCTTTGCCACGCCCTTACGCATGGCCCTAAGTTCGGCCTCTTTTGCGTAGCCCCAAGCTGAAGCCTTAGACTTGCTGTCAAAGATTTGGGACTCTTGCGGGAAACCAACAAGCCTAACTATCGCTTGGAATCCGGTGTCGCGTTTGCGTATGGTTGGCATTTGGGCACATTTTGGTCACAGTTGAATCATGATAAACCATGAAACAACGTGACAAAACGTTGTGACCACCACTCGAAAACTCAAGAATCGAACACTATCTTGTACGATTCAGATTCATCTCTCCGGCACCATTCTCCACTGGAGAACCCCGTTTTTCGTCACAGTTTGGGCACAGTACTAGTAACCTAGCAAGCCGCGAAACTGGTTACTTTTCTTTGGCGTAGTTGTAGCCAAGCAATCCAAGACTTGTACCTCCGCTGATTAAACTCAATAGCTCGTTAAGAGCTTTGCCGCTTTCGTCGTAACCAAATTCATGGATTGAGTCGCCATTGGTAAACAGTTTCCGCGCTGGCACTTGCTGCTGGATAACCCTGTAATTGCCGCCCAATGGCCCTTCGCCGTGAATTTTGGCGTAATCAGGATTGATTGTTACCCAATCGCCGTTATTGATCTTTGCACCTTCCGCAACGTCACTAGGGACTGCGCGGTACATCGTGACAGGCGCATCAGGATTCCCCCTGTAAGCGTTTATCTTTCGGATTGTTCAACGGTCTAACGCAGGCTCTCCATGCCCGTAATACTGCGCTGCTTTTGGTGAATAAATGTCATCAGGATAAACCTTTGTCAGATCGTGCAAAGGTGCGCTTACATCATCGCTTTTCATGGGGGCTTTATGATGACCAACATACGCATCACGCTCGGCAGTAGTGGAAACTTGTTTTACAGGCTGTCCGTTGCGCTCAAGAATAGACATTTGCGGTCCATTTCCACTATGTCGCACGATTAGCTGATTGATTGGTACATCGTATGAATCTTCAGGGAATAGCGCCCTGCGTTGTGCGTCATCAAGTCCAATACGGGATTGTGTTGCGCGAGCTTCTGCCTCGCCTGCAAGCCGTTTGTAATACTCCTTTGCCGCCGTTTCTTGTGCCGCCCTATCAATCTCAGGAGTGATACCAGATTTGATTTGTTTTACATACTGCTTATAAGCGTCAGCCACTTCCTGAGTTATTGACCCAGTTCCCCACGCTTGTTTTGCATAGTCTTCAATTGGCATGGGGGTATGCATTTTCCCAAGCAATCCCTTGTAAATGCTCCACGCTTCAGGGTCAGAAAATGACATGGCAGAACTTCCGCCACGCGCAAAGCCTTCAATATCTTGTACACCATGCTGCACCTCATGGGCAAGAATTGAATTCAATGAGTTTTGCGTCGGCGCTCTAGCGAGTATGTTTGCACCTAAATATTGACCGTCCATCGTTGAAGTCCCATAAGCTCCTTTGGTGCGATTTGGAGACACTTCAACGTCTGCTTCAATATTTCTCAATTGTGGGTAAGCATCAAAAGCCGTTTTGTGTGTGTATGCAGCTTCCAATGGCCCTGCAATTCCAATTGATCCATTTGGAGCACCAACAGAAGTACTTGCAGCCTTATCGCTAATCTCCTGCCGCCATTTACCGTCTGGTGCCTTCCATGTACCTGTCTCGCTCCAAATCTGGCGAGGTGCCACACCTTGAGCGGATAGGTATTCAGCCTTCTTAGCTGCAATAGCGTCCCAAACCTTAGCACCCTTACCGATAAACATCAGCGGGCCAATGTTTTCAGAAGCAAACCGTCCTGCTTGATTCTGCAAAGCCTGATTAGCAGGCCCGTAGCCTTTTTCCTTTACAGCATCAGCAAGCAATCCATTCTGCACCCGAGCGTCGTCATTGCCCTGCCCTACCGCTTGTTTCAGGTAGTCAATTGGAGAGTCTAGGAGACTATTGACATTGCGCTTCAGTGCGTTAGAGCGCGAGTAGATAAAAGGTAGTACGTCACCCAATAAGCCTGCCATGATTACCTCACCGGAGAAGAGTTAGCTAGCATTGCGTCCTTCGATTGACTGCCGTGGCTAGAGCCAAACCAGAAGGCCAACACCATCATCAATGCGCTATCCAAAGTACCAAGTACGCGCCCTAGGACAATCTCACTTGCTGGCTTAGGCATTTGTCCAAACAGCATTAGTCCCTCAAACGTCAGGCACAGCAAAACCACAATCCATGTCAGGATTGCAGGCGTTACAGCTTTGGTAGCTACTTGCATTTCACGCGCAGATTTACGGTCATCAAAAACCAATTGCTCTTGCTTCAGTTGGTTATCGCCGCACCACTTCTTAAACTCAATCTCAGCAAGTTTGATTTGTGCAACTTGGTCAGGATTCAGCTTGTCGCCGTTTAAAGCCTCTGTAACCGCTTGGACGGTTTTCTCAGGCACTCCTAGCTTGTCAGCCAGAAAAGACGCTGCAACTCCACCAAACGGGCCAGCAATGGCAGTGCCCAACATAGGGGCCAATGTTTTCAGAAAATCATTCATAGTTCACCCCAGTTAGTGATGTACTTACGTCCTTGCGTCAATTCCAACCACAGCATCCAAACCGCAGTCCCTGCGCCGTGCGCTTCTTCAAACCTGCCCTGCCGCACATACTGTTCACGCTTGGCAAGGATTTTTGCCATTGCCACAGCTTCCAATTCGGTAATGCGCTCGTCCTGCAAGTTGATTTGCGATAGGACGTTTTCAGCGTTTGGTAGATTGCTCATGGGCATCCAGGGCTTAACTTGTTGCCACCGTAGACGCGTCTTTCAAAGTGGTCTTTAGAGAATGGCCCTTGTGCGCTCTTTATCTCGTCTGGGAGCCACTGCATATTCGACACCGCATCAATCCCGCCGCAATCAAGGGGCACGACATGATCGATTGCCCAACCCTTGCAGGCTCCGGTGTGCTTTCCTGTGGCTGGACAGGCCCATTGCTTTTTGAAGGCCGCGATAACTTTGTCGCTTCGCGCTGTTTTTCCATCGGCTGCGCGAACAACTTGCCCAACATAGCGATAGTCCTTCATGGGGTCCAACGTCTGGGCGCGCACCGTGCCACTAAGCACGATGACCCAAATCAGGAAACAGATAGCGAAAACAATCCGGTGAAAGCGGCTCATGCAAGTGCCTCCTTTGCTTCTTGGGTGATGTGCTCACGCTCGGCCAGGCCAAGAAGCCCGCCATTCACGCGCTTGGTGATCTTGGTCACGTCACCCAGCATCGAATCGGGTATGCGGTCCTCCCACCAATGAATGCAGGCTTCCAGCGCAAAGCGTGGTTGTTCCAGCAGTTCAGGCGAGGTAACTAGGTCCTGGCCCATCAGGTCACCGACATGGGCATAGTTGTCCTTGCCGGTCAACTGGATCGGCGTGCGGCCACGGTAAAACCAGCCATCGCCAGGTTCGGTGTTGCCCATGCGCCCGCCATACACAAAGTTGGCCAGGGCCTCGGGGTTGTGCGCGAAGGGTTGTGCAGATTCCAGCGTGGGAAAGCGGCCCGGCCAGACTGCGCATAGTCGCTCGGCGCTGTAATTCAGGTTCTCGCTCAACCGTGTGAGCTTGCCGCTTTCGTGCAGGATCTGGCCCAGGAAGTCATCGAGCTCTAAATCACCCTGGCTGAATGATTTTTCAGTGATCACGTCAGCGAACACCGGACCCCATGTCGATGCCGTGTGGTCATCCACACCGCAGGCGATCAGGATCATTTGCCATTCGGTTGCGCTGCGTGTCATTTCTGGCCTCGCTCAATCAAACGGTCTAGCTTGGCATCCAGGCGCGCAAACTGATCTTGCATGAGCTTGATGGCTTCACGAAACGAGTCCGACTGTTGCGTGTCTCGCAAGTGCAAAGCCATTGCGTCCTGCTTCAATAGCTCTACATCCTTCTTTATGTCTGCGATGGCCCAGATCACCATGCCTGCTTGCACAAGAATGGTGAATATCAAACCTAGCGGCACCTTCTTATCAAGATGCCAACCCTCTACCTGTGGAGGTTGTGCACGTCTTTCGCCTGCGCGTCTGTCATATCCCGATTGTTGAAAGTCAGTCATTTCTTTTCTTCAGGTGCTGGTTCAAGAAGTTGAATCGTCTGAGTTACTGCCTGCTGTGTTGTAACCACCGTGGCAGAGAGTAAGAGAAGGTTTTGCATAGGCACTTGGTTTTGCGCTACCCAACCGGCAGGCCCGATTAGTTGTGCACAGCCGGAGAGTGCGACGGTGAGGGTTATGAGAAAGAGCTTCATGCGATACCTGCTGCGTTGAGGCGGGCGCGGAGTGACTTAATCTCTGCTACTAAGTCGGCAATGACTTCCGCACTACCTGCCTGCATGGATTGGTACTTTGGATTGCCTTCAGCATCTACCTCATCCTTGGAGCCGTTGACAGACTGCGCGTACACCGCTTGGAATTCGTGAGCCAAGAAACCGCGAGTGCGTGTACCGTCAGCCTTCCATTCGTATTCGACAGGATTGAGTGCGTCGATACGAGCACCGGCACCAGAGACAGGTGCGATTACAGTTTTCAGTCGGTAGTCAGAAGTGGTGTTGTATAGGACTGCTGTTGTGCCTGATTGGGCAACGTTTCCAATGACAGTACCGTTATAGATATAACGCTGGTAAGAGGTAGTGGTTGGTGTGCCAGTAATGTGTCCAATGTCCACATTGCTTTGACCCGTACCAAACGCATTGGGCATTACCTCAATGCCGCCACTGGTGACGTTTGCTGTTGCACCTACAAACAAATTCCCGCTGGCATCAAGCACAACAGAAGGTGTGGCACCCATAGTTGACCCGCCAGCAGCAGTGCTTTGGGTAAATTCAAGGCCGCCTGTTGTATTCCAGTTGTGTGCAATAAACCAGTTCTTTTGAGTTGAACTGGTTGTCATTGCAATTCGACTTGACCGTGTGGCAACTGGTGTTGTTGGGCCTATTTGTAACGTAACATCAGATGCTGTTGTATCACCAAGCGTTGCATTCCCCGTAGCACTCAGCGCACCAGTGACTGCCAAGCCTGCTGCATTAACCGTAGCTATATCAGTACCCGTACTCTTTAGTCGAATAACCCCACCGTCAGAATTAAGCACAACATTCTTTGCAAGCGTTGCATGGGTGCTGCCGTACAAAAGAGCATAGGCAGAGCCATTGTCGTTTTGCAATCCACCGTTACCAGAAGCGGAGGAATATGTGGTACGTGCAGAAGCGCCTGATTGGGTGAAGTCAGAGCTTGCCGACAGTGCGCCGGTTACGGATAGGCCGGTGCTTGTCCAATTCGCAATACTTGAATCGTTGACTTTCAAGAAACCTTGTGTGGTTGCATTGAGGTGCAAAGCACTTGCGTCATAGCGAACGCCAATAGAATAATTGGTTGCAGATGGAGTTACGCTTTGGGAATACAAAGCACCGTAGCCAGTGCCCATACCAGATGAGCCAAGTACAACAGCAAGACCGGTCGTTGCACCAGTACCTGTTCCGAAGTCTGCACGCCCACTAGCCGACAGAGTAGTAAACGCACCCGTACTCGGTGTGGTTGCGCCTACAGTAGCGCCGTTTATCGTGCCTGCTGTTACGTTGGCTGTGGTGGATACAGCGCCGGTATGCAACTGCCGGACGAATGCGCCCACAGCACGCATTTGGTCGTCGAGTTGGGCTGGGCTGTCCGTACCCGCCGGAAAATTGCTGGCTGCGGTAGTGGAAAGGTCTGTGATTACAGTGCTCACGGGCATTTTGAATCTCCGGCGTCATCTCGACGTTTAGTGGGTTGATTGTAAAAATCTGGTAATGGGCTATAGTTGCTACATGACTGAAGACCAATTTGTCAGGGTTGCTGCCGTTTCCGTACTAATGCCCGCTTACCTGTATATATTGAAGAAGGCCAAGCAAGCCATTGCCCCCTACTGGAGCAAGATATGGACTGGTTTGCCTTACCGCATTGGCTACTGGTTGAGCAAGGCCAGGACGAGAAGCCACTAAGCCACGTAAAACGGCTTGTGCTGGCTGCGTATAAGCCGCAGCACCTGTTACCAAACCGGCAGGGATTAGCGGGTTAAATAACCCCGTACCCAAAGCGCCACCACCCAACAAAAGACGGTCTACCGTGCCGCTGTTTGGCACTTTGTTAGCCAAGAGATTCTTACCCGCTGCGCTCAAGTCCTGCATGAGTGCATTGCCTTCAGCGAATCGCGCCTTATCCTTAGAACGATCTGCCGCCTTAACAGCGTTGTGCAGTTGTGCAGGGTTAAATTGCCCGTCCTCAGCAGCAACAGAAGAAGCCGCCTTTTGCACCCGTTTGAAGTTAGCCCAACCAGTGTTTACAGCCTGCAATTCATTTGCCAAAGCAGGATTGCTACGCACTGAAAGCTGATTCAGTTGATCGCCAAGCTCACGGTAAGCCTGACTGAGCAACCTTTCGTCTGCATTGGTCGAAGCTGCCGTACGGTTGATTTGCTCTGTAATCTTGCTTTGCAGGCGTTTCAGTGTCTCGCCTGTCATAGAAGCCTGCTGTCCTTGAAACAACGGATTTACCTCGTTTGCCAGGAATCGCTCAAACTGGTTTCTAGCACCTGTGCTGATTGCGCCTTGCTGCACCATGTTTCTAAGTGTGCCAACGCCTTGAGCAAATTGAGGGTCTTGACGCACAGCCATATGCGGCAATAGGTTGTCGTAAGAATCACCCAATGCCCGACGCGCAAACAAGACTGCTTCGTTACCCGTAACACCGGCTGGCAACTGTTGCCCAACCTGAGCCAGTGAACGATTGATTGCGGCCACACTCAGATCATTACCGGCAGATTGCCTTGCCGATTGGATAGCGTCACCAATGATAGGGACACTCTGCAACTTTTCTTCTACACGGTTAGCCCAACCACCTAGGGACTGCCCAACTGTAGGACGTACACCCTCATTGCGCAAAAGTTGCAGTTGTGGGTTTGTAGAGGCATTCGGGCTTATCACGCGAGAGGCACCAGTAACAGCGCCATGCACCAATGCACCACCGGCTGTACCAGTACCGACTTGCTTGGCCTTTTCAGTCCAAAAGTCACCTCCAGCCACCGGAGCGATTGCAGACGTTGCAGCGCCAGAGATAGCGGCATTAGCCAATGGTCGAGTAGTCATCATTGCAGCGCGAGAAGCCACAGCAGCGTTAGCAGGGCTTATTACGTTGCCAAACATGCGATAACCATCAATTCCAGATTCTCCTGCTGCCGTGCGTTTTGCTTGGTAGTCAGCCTCTTCTTGCTTAACCTGTTGGTCTACGCCACCCTCAGGAAACTTGGCTACAAATCCTGTCTTTTCAGCTAACCAGTTGTTGAAGTTGTTGCCAGCATCTACCATGCCTTGCGGAAGAATCTTCGTCAAAAGCTGTGCGCCACCGTCAATAGGGTCTCGCATACCCTTCAACACCTTTTCTGTACGAGAAATAGGCTCAGGTGTAGCGTCTACGAATTCATACCGTGACTTCTGCTCGTCAACAAATTCATAGGCCATTATTTGCTCTCCACCCACTGCATTCCGTTAGAGCGCAGTAGCTTTCCGGTTGTGGTGTCACGAATAGTCCGGCCCTTGTTTTCAACAGGGCTTGGCAACGAATCAAGCTGGTTAGGCTTTGGTTGGTTGATAACAGGCTCTGGCCCAAGAATGTCAGCCTCGCTTAAATTGTTGCGCTTTGCAATTCCTGCGTACTCGGCACGTTTAGCGCCATACTGCTTTGCACTTTCATTCAAAAGCGTGCCGGAAAGTGTTTGGAAGTCTTTGCGCTGTGCAGGCGTTAGCTTTGTGCCTTTAATCACCATGTCGGCGTAATTAACAGCACGGTCTAGCAATCCACTGGCCGCCATTGCCATGCCAAGCTCAGATTCGCGCACAACAGAGCCAGGGTCTAGAATCTTCATTAACTTGGTTGCACCGGCCAAGTCACCAGCCGGACTCGCTTGCTTTAGAGATTGGGTAATCTGCGAGTGTGCAGACTGAACTTCTCCGTAAGCCTTGTAGATTGGCTCACTTCTAAAGTCGCTTCGTACTTTTAGCGTGTTATCAAGCCCTTTTTGGCCTTCATTGATAACCGTCTGATTGCTTGCACCGGCCTTCCTGTCTTTTATAGAAAATTCCTGATACGCCGTGTTTGGCGTTCCATCAGGAAGGAATGGCTTGTTGTAGTCAATCTTCTCTGGCTTACTTGGCGCAGTAAACAAAGTCTTGTAAGTAGTCGGGTCTACCAAAACCTCGTCCTGTTTTAGCGTAATAGGCTTGCTGTCTTTAGTAAGAAACGGCAAAGCTCCAAGCGGGTCTTTTTGAGCATAGGACTCAATAAATCCACGCTGATCAAACGAAGCAGGAGAGGCTTTTACAGCAGGCGATACCAACTGTTGCACCGGAGGCATTTGGCGCGTCTGAGCAGGGTCTTGGCCCATTGGATTGGCTATTGCTGGCGCTGCTTGTGGCACCTGTGGCACGTCTTGAAACTGTGCAGGCTGTGCAGGTACGGACGGACGGAAAAACTTGGGTGCGTTTTCTTGCGTCCACTTTTGAATGTCTGCTGCGCGTTGTGCTTCAGCCAGTTTTAACTCCACTTCTTGCTGCTGCAAGTCCATGAGTTTGTTTTTCTTCTGCTGCTGTTTCCACTGCTGCCCTTGTTGGACACCTTCAAGCAATCGAGTTCCGAAACCAGCACCGTCAGCGCGAGGTGCAGCGGCTGCAAGAAGGCCCAATCCTAGTTGGGCATCACCGTTGTCGAAAAAATCTAGCAATCCTGCCATTTCAGCCTCCGAATGGGTTTGTAGTCATGCCGAGATTCGACGTGCCGAAGTTGTACGGGTTAACCACTTGGCTTTGCGGTGTACGTTGATAAGGACGGAATGCATTCAGTTGCGGTGTCATACCGTTAACCATGCCTCGGAATTGGTTTCCAAGTCCGGCAGAGTTGTTGTAAGCCTGCTGTTGGAAGGCAGAGAAAGGATTGTCTTGATACTGCTTTTGAAGCTGTTGCCCACGAGCTAAGTTAGCCTTCATCCATTCTTGAGCAGGTGCCCAAGGGTCTTTATTCGCTGTGGTTGAGGTGGACGAGTTGCCGGAGCCTAGTGCTCCGAGTGCAGCACCAATCAAGCCCTTGTTATCACTCGCTAGTTTCAATAATTCGTCTGCTGTCATAGCACCTCCCGCTGCGCCAATTCCTGCGCCTGTAGATAAACCAGGGTAAGCAGCACCACTAGCTGCACCCGCTGCCGTACTTGCTGCGTCAACACCTGCCATAGTCGTTGTATTCACTGGCACCGCACTAGCGCCTGCGTCAGCAAGCAAACCACTTGCAGGAGCGGTTGCAGCTACAGGTGCAGCGGAAGTCGTAGCGGCAGGCGCAGCAGCAGAGGCCAATCCAGCCGCAGTAGAAAACGGAGTGATTGTTTGGGTAGCAGTTACGCCAGCGTCACCGAGGAATCCACCTGTAGCGAGTGGCATATCCATTGTTAGTCCAGCAGGAGCAGAAGCAGCACCAGCAGTACCCAACAGGCCTGCATTGCTCAACGCTCCACCCGTCATTGCAGCAGCAGTCAATCCAAGGACAGGATCAGACGTAATCGCATTAGCAGCGTTTTTTAGCCCACCAAACAAGTCACCAAGAAATCCACCGCCACCGCTAGAAGGCGTGTAGCTACCGTTAGAAACACCCTGAGAGTTATAGATAGTTACCGTGCCATCAGGATTGACTTGCTTATAGTTTGGAGCAGATCCTGTATCGTCAGGGATTGCTGTGATAGAGCCGTTTGCCAATCC